CAATTGATAGTATCTATTATGGTTCTGATATTATTGGAAATTATGATCCAACATCTTTATCTGCACCAAGAAAATTATTATATGTTGGAAACACTACAACTGCTTTTGGTGCAGATCTCAAATACAGATCTGACATTGGAACTGTTGGTCTGTGCGGTGCATTTGAATTTGCCTATACAGCAGTATCGTCTGGAGCAGCAGATGATACAAGTATTCATTTAAATTCTGGATCAAAAATATATTCATACGGTCCACTAAAAAAGGGATTTGAGTTTGAGGGAAGTACGTTTGGCGTGCTTCTAAATGCCAACAATGGTGGCGTGTTTCACCTCCGAACTCCAATTGGTATAAGAGGAATTACTGGTTCGTTTAGAACAAACGAAATAGCATCAATTACATTGATCATAGATTCAGATAATGTTTGGAACTTTCCAGTAAATGTATACTTCGCACCAGACGAAAATTATCTATCTTGCGGCAAAAATATATTGGGACTGATGTCACATGATGGTGGTGCTACATGGTTGGCAACTGCATCTCATAGAGGTCATGGTGTAGAAAATGTTGGAAGACAATGCGTTCCTGGATCCTTATATGGTTCTTGTTGCTACAGTAAAGCAGACGGAACAAAAAACTGTAAGGATTATGTAACTGTTGAAGAATGCGATAAACTATTTGGTAATTTTTATCCAGCACAATCTTGTAATGATTCTTGTGTATCCCCAAATAGTTTGTGTTGCGCGAATGGTACATGTATAGAAAATATTTCTGCTGCTGAATGTGAAAAGTTTGGTGGAGACTATTGGCAAGGATATACTTGTGGATTTGCATCTGGCACATTAAATTATCCAGATCCTGCAATTTATACAACACCAGAAAGTATAAGAGCAAATGGTCGTTTCTGTTACGACCCATGTGGAGATGTGAAGACTGTTTGCTGTAAAGATGGTAGATGTTTAGGAAATTATACAAGAGTTCAATGCGAATTGGTTCTTGGTGGTAAATCTCTAATTGGTGCTGAGTGTGCAGATGTCGATTGCTGCACATATGATTCAATACCTGGAGCATGTTGCATATGTACGACAGATCAAAACGGAAACACAACATCAACATGCACACCCAATCTAACATATTCTGAGTGCAAAGCACTTAATGGATATTATATGGGACCAGGAAGACAGTGTAATGATGTAAGTTGCGGATGCGTTTGCGGAAATACAACCACGACAATTGGTGCTTGCTGCGAAAATGGAATCTGTAGAAACACAACATTTGAAAATTGTGCTGGTACATTTATAGCAACACAAACATGCAACACATATGAATGCAATCCTGGAATATGCTGCATCAATGGAAGATGTAGTGATATGTCTCAGTTAAATTGCAACGAAGCAGGAGGAGTATTTACTCCAAATACAAACTGTGCATCGACTGTTTGCACAGATACTAATCCTCCAGATCCAGATCCACCAGAACCACCAGTTGGTACTGGATCATGTTGTAGGAACGGACAGTGCTCACAAACCACACAGCAAAATTGTGGTGGTTCTTGGTCTGCTGGTCCATGTAGTTCTGCAAACTGCTCAGATCAAGATACAGATAATGGTGGTGAGGGACATCCACCAGATAGAGATGGTCAAGGTGGCGGATTTGACAATGACGATGACGGTCCAGGCGGTGGTGGTTCTGGAAACAGCAATCCTCCTTCTACGCCAGGATCTTGTGATGGTCTAACACAAAATTGTTGCTGTATAAGTTTCGATTACTGCTATAGAAATGGATCATCATTCACTAAAAGAACAGTCACTAGAAAAATATGTACACCTCTCGGCAACCCACCAGTTCCATGTGATAATTTTGCATTTGATAATTGTGCAAATACACATCTTCGGTTTGTTAACATTGCAAAATGCTGCGCTGCACGCAAAGGTTACTGCACAGTAACTGGAATCGATATAGATTGTGGTCTGATTCCCAGTTCAGTGCTTGATGAGTATTGTCCACAAATTACAGATCAGGATCTCTATAATTTCTTAAGAGATGAAGCATGTTATTCTGTGGATTATGCTGATGTTACACCAGGCATTTTTAACGAAATTGTATGTGGAACACATCCTGTTATATGTCAAATAGATCCAACAAATCCTTGTACAAATGTAACAACTGCTAGTTCAGTTGCTTATAATGCACAAACATGCGGCGAGTCTCAATTGCCACCACTCCCAGGAAAATATCAAGGTGAGGGATTTGATATTTCGTATAGATCTTGTATAGACATCAACGGTGTCAGCACATGCTCACACGGTCAGTATGCTGCATGTGATCCACAATGTTCGAGAATGACAGATCCATGCTGTAGACTTGAATGTAATCGATTGGGTCTTAAGAGTTGTCCAGAATGTTTAGTAGAAAGTGGATGTGGTGGTGGAACATCTCCGCTTAAGTATACTACTGTTCCTGTAATAAAAAATGTAAAAATTATTATAAATAACGAAGAACACTGTTTACCATTGTTGTGTGAAGGCGATGATTGCGATGGTTATACTTTCTGCGACGAGTAAAATATGTCAATACAGTTTAGATCAAGAATAATCCCAGCAATCGATTACTCAACCATATTAACAAATTATGGTTTTTGTTGTGGTCTTTCTGGATCTAATGGACTTCCAATATCAAAGACATATATTGAATGTGTGACCGAAGGTGGATTTTATGTCAAGGGTGCATCAGGGCAAGAAGTATCTTGTCCACAATACGATGATCGCTATGGATGCTGTTGTTCTTGCTCTTATGTCGATCCAGATGATTATAATCAAATAGAAGCATACCCACCATCTATACCATATCTTACATCTGGAACACGAAGCAGAATGACCAAATGTGAGTGTGAAAGAATTGGTGGAAAGTTTACACCAACCGCAGATGGCAATTGCCCTGCACTCACCAATGAAAATTGGGAATCATATTGTGCTGGACAACACCCAGATAATCCAACACTATTAATAGATGTAAGAGCACCAAGATCTTGCTGTCATCTGGAATATGATCCAAATACTGGTTGGCCAACAACAGTGGTGTGCAAGGATGTATGCACATCAGCAGACTGTGCTGAACTTTCAACTGAAACTTATCCATCTACATTCACTCTAAATGCTAGATGTAATATTCCACTCAGAGCAAACGGCAATCTAACAAATTGTTCAAATGCTCAAAATCTAGCATTTGTTGCAAATCAACCAATATATCAAGGGTTTGATATGGGTTCTTGTTACTCTTTAGTAAATGTCAATGGAACATATGAATACGAATGTTCAATTACTCCACAAGAAAAGTGTGATGGGTATTGGATAATTCAACAAGATCAAAATAATGCATTCTGTAAAAACACACTTCAACCAACAAATCCACAAAAATCTGGAAGTGTTTATCTACCAGAATCGATGACTCTTTCAGCATTTAATGCATTGGGTCTGACTAATGGGGATGCATATCTTGGTGGTACATTCATTGGAATATACAAAACAGGATCAAGCAGCGGCAAAAGCAGTGAAATATATGGAAATATAAATTTTGGAGATGCTTCTTTTGGAAGATTTATTCCAGATTCTATCGGTGGAACACATTCTCAGTGGGCAATTATTGTAGATGAAATACCAGTATCTTTACCATTCCTAGGAGAATCTGAAAAAGACATAGATGTCTCTACTTCGCTATGGGATGGGTATTATAACACCTACGGAAACGGCAGCACATTTCAGGGTGTTAAAACTGCTTTAACTAATCAAATAAGATATCAACCAAGAAAAGGATTTCTTGATTACTACATACCATCGATATACGAATTGAATTTCTATGCCGCATATCTTTATAATAACGATATCAAAGATAAAGGAAACCTGATTTCATCATCATTCTTCAACACGAAATATATTTCGTCTGGACCATCGAAATCCAAGATAAATAATTCTAGTTTCGTCTATGGTCAAGCAATAAAGTTTTACTATACATCAAACTATAAAAACATCTTAATAGATAAGAGAAATACTGAAACTGTTTTATTCTTTAGGCGAATTTTATTAACATGAAAGGTATATTATGGGTTGCAATTGTAATAAAAACAAAACACAACAAACTCCTCAAGTAGAACCAGTAACATTTCGTAAAGAAGAAATAAAAAAACCAGAAACCCTGACGGAAGGCATCAAGCAAAAAATGACCATGATGCAGAGTTTTGCATCAGCAATTTCTTCTAGAGGATTCAATAACGAAAAAGTTACAATACCCATGAAACAACTGAGAGTCGTCAGTTGTTTCGGAAACAAAAATCAGGGTGGTGCTCTTCCTCCCTGCGAACACCTAAAGGAAAGTACAACCCCTGGTAAATTCTATTGTGGTGGTTGTGGATGCGGAGATAGAAAAGGAACATGGTTGGTTGCTGATGGTGACGAATACAGTAAATTGGATTATCCTCGTTTAAATTGCCCATTGCAAATGCCAGGATTTTCAAATTACGAAAAATCAAAACCAGATGAGGCAAATGTTCCAGTAACTCGTAGATATTATATCGAACAGTTACCATATGCGGAAATAGAGAAAATTCCAGTGAAAACTCACAATCCACCAGTAAAACAAGAAGAACCCAAAAATTAATACCAAAAGACTCTCCTTATAAATAATTTAAGGAGAGTTTTCATATGGCAGGACCATCAGGACCAAATTCAAGAAGAACATTAATAGAGCACTGTCTGCGTACACTCGGTGCTCCAGTGATTCAAATTAACGTCGATTACCAACAATGTGAAGATCGTCTTGATGAAGCATTGCAGTATTTCATCACTCGTCATTATGATGGTGTACAAAGAGTCTATTTTAAATATGAGTTGACACAAACCGATTTAGATAGAGGGTTTATACAGGTAGAAGACATTGATACACCATCTGGTGATCCAACTGGACCCAGAGGAGAGGATATCGTATCGGTTATTAAACTTTTTAGATTCGGTACTCTATCTGGTGTGGATATGTTTGATGTTAGATATCAATTAGCATTGACTGATTACTTTGGAATAAATCGTGGATTAAATGGAAGTCAATCAACACCACTGGCAGGATATCAGGTAACTATGCAATATATTAGTTTACTTGAACAATTTTTTAGTCCTGAGAAGTCTATAAGATTTAGCAAAGTAACAAATAAAATATATGCAGATGCATTCAGTCAAGACATAACTGCTGGACAACATGTTGTTATTGAAGCATATGCAGTTCTAGACCCAGAAACCCACACTTCGATATACAATGATCGTATGTTGAAAAAATATGTTACAGCACTGATCAAGAGACAGTGGGGTTCGAATATGTTAAAATATGATGGTGTTCAACTTCCAGGTGGTATCGTGTTCAAGGGTCAACAAATATACGATCAAGCAACACAAGAAATAATGATGATCGAACAAGAGTTTGAAAGAGCATATGAACTTCCAATTGATTTCATGATCGGATAACAAATGGCAACAAATCCTTATTTCAAAGAATATTTTGGAGAACAAGACTTATTGGATGACTTGATTGTAGAAACAATCAAGGCAATGGGTCGTGATATGATTTATATTCCCAGAGAATATTTGAAGAAGGATCTTGTATTTGGAGAAGATCCAATATCACAATTTAAAGATGCATATACAATAGAAATGTATATTCAAAATGTGACTTCATTCGGTGGGCAACTGAACGTCATAAACAAATTTGGAATCAATATTACCGATAGAGTTACGCTTCAGGTTTCTAAAACTAGATTTGAACAGGAAATCACTACTAAGGATGTAATAATTAAAACTCCAAGAGAAGGAGATCTAATATACTTTCCCTTCAACAAAAGTCTTTTTGAAATCAATTATGTTGAAGACAAGATTCCATTCTTCCAGTTTGGTGTATTGAACACCTATACATTGACATGCGAACTCTTCACATATTCTTACGAAACAATCGATACAGGATTCACCGACATCGATGTTGTTGAAGAAGATAGAAAACACAACATGTATGCTTTCACACTGTCGGGAGCACCAGTTAGTGGACTTTCTGTTCTTAAGCGTGGAGAAAAAGTATTCCAAGTTGCTGGTATTACGGGTGCTTCGGCAGCATATGCAAACGCAACAGCAGAAGCATTTATCGTTGAATATACTGGAAACGTAACTTATGTAAAGGGTGTCAGTGGAAACTTTGTGTCTGGTTCAAGTGGAACACAATCGATTAAAGGTGTCACAAGCGGTGTTGAATATTATATACTTGGTGTGACATCGACAAACATCAATCTGGGTGTAGATCCAATATCTGGTTATGCTGAAATTGAAAACGATATTTATGCAGATCAAGCAGATACGGAAATTAATTTTAGCAGAGATAATCCATTCTCAGAGGAGTGTAATTAATGTTCACAGTTAATCAATCATTTTATAACGAATCCATAAGAAAAACTGTAGTGGCATTTGGATCCTTATTCGAATCCGTCTATGTTACTCGTTATGAAGTGAATGGTACTGAAAAAGAAAAAATAAGAGTTCCCCTTTCGTATGGAAGCAAAGAAAAGTTTATATGGAGACTTTCACAGGAAAGTAGTTTATCAAAAAATAGTAGAGTTCAAATTGTTCTACCAAAAATGGGATTTGAAATAACTACACTTCTTTATGATCCAACAAGAAAAATTAACAGAACAATACAAAGAAGTAATGTTGTAAGCGGTACATTCAAGCAAATGTATACTGAAGTCCCATATAACATTAATTTTGCACTTTATGCATTTACTCGTAATATGGATGACATGTTACAGATAATTGAACAAATAGTTCCATATTTTTCTCCAGAATTTACAATCACAATGAAGATGAATGATCTGCATCAGACAGTAGATGTTCCTTTTGTGCTGAACAACATCACCCTCAATGAAGATTATGAGGGAACATTTGATACGAGAAGAGCACTCATAAGCAGTTTTGATTTCACTGCAAAAACTTACATATACCCACAAATTTGTGGTTCTACTGGAGGTGTAATCGAAAGAACAGACTTGAATTTCTTCGAGGATGTCGGATCTACAGCAGCAGATAATGCCGTTGGAGATATTGGTTATACAGGAGATGTGATTACAGGATCTATAACAGAAGTGATTGGAGATTGGCCATGAATGAAGATTCCGCAGAGGAAAAACTTTCTAAGATACTTGATATTGAAATACTAGACCAACCTAAAAAAGAAATAACTAAAGCAGAAGATCTAATAACAAAAGTTAAAATAAAAAGAAAAGATCAAATAAGACAGGATTTTGATTCTGCTAGAAAGAATATGAAAGAACTCATAAGTTCTGGATTTGAAGCATTAGATGGAATCATGAAAGTTGCCGAAGCAGGGGATTCTCCAAGAGCATATGAAGTTGCTTCGATACTCTTGAAGACTATAAGCGAAATCAATACTGATTTGATGGATATGCACAAAACCACTGCTGATGCTCTTGGAGTGAATAAAATAGTGAAAAATAATACAACAAATAATTCAATATTTGTTGGATCAACTAGGGATTTGCAAAATATAATCAATCAATCTCGTAGTCAATTGAAAGCGATCAATTCGGAAGAAATAGAAAATGACAGCTAAAAAAGATGGATACCTGGGAAATCCCAACCTAAAACCAGTAGGCGTACAACAGCAATTTACACCAGAACAAGTTCAAGAATATATTAAATGCGTTAACGATCCAGCATACTTTGTTGAAAAATATGTAAAAATTGTTGCAGTAGA